AAACTTGGCAAGACAAACCTATGAATAAATTGTTAAGATTTCCCCAATCTGTTCATATTTCGTTCATATTTCGTTCATAATTGCAAAACTGGCATGATTCTTGCTAGGTAACTATAACATTAAATTGTCTGACAATATAGCATAAAGTCTGACAATTATTCTGTTGACATCTTAGTTCATATGGACTATAATAGACCTAACAAATAAATCAAGCACGGCCATAAGGCAGGAGGGTTATATGTATACTCTTTATAAGGAGTATAATGGAGCAAGATACTTTGCTGATGCATATGATGGAACTGATGATGTTGAGCTTATTAATGCAACAAACGATAAAGAAGCTATTGAGTTATTTAAAGAGATTATGAGATTAAAAGAGGATGAACAGGAGGAACAGTAAATGAAATCAAAATACGAAAAACTCAAATATACCAATACTGGGGTAAAAGCCCCGGTAGTGACTCTCATGAAATCCAGTACAGAACTTTGTAGGTCAAACATGATAGAATTAAACTATCCAGAAGTAACAATCATCATAAGGAGAATTGCACGAAAAACAATGTACAATCGTTCAATGTCTCTAATAAATATTAAAGCAGATCATTTTATTGCCTCATTTTATGTTCATGATACTATTAACGATGCAAGAGTTGTATGTGAGAATATTTATTTGATCATTAAAAAACCAGAATTAGATTTTCGCATAACAACTATGGAATACAATAGCATTTATGAGTATATGAAGGGAGTAGTATACAATGCCAAAGAATCCTAAAATCCCAACCACGTCAAAGGGTTTGAACATCAACCCGAACATGCTTACTACGCTTGAGGCTCTACAGCTCCGCAGGCAGCTTGCAAAACGTCTGAATCAGCGTATGCGCAGATTAAAAGCAAAAGGTTTTGATTCAGAGGTTGGAGGAGCGTACGCAGACTACCAGGACTTGCTTGTAAGATTTTTCCCGGGTAGGTCATCTATTCCGGAAAATCTGGAAAATGAAAAATACAAGGGATTACCGCGAACTCAGGTGAAAGCCATCCAAAAGATATTGAAAAAAAAGAGCAGCACTGTTCAGGGCTGGCATGAGATCATAGATAAACGCCAAAAAACCCTTAGCACAGAATATGGGATCAACTTTAAATCTAAAGAGGAAATGAAGTTATTTTTTAAGTCTGAAGTATGGTCATGGATGCAACGATTTTATGACAGTAAACAGACAATGAGAATAATCAGTCATAAACTGGATGATTCTACGGTTTCTGAGATCATAAAAGATCTGGAAAAATTCCGGGAGAGAACTGATCCAGATGCAGCTGATACGATAGCAAAACAACTAGGTTTTTCTGGCGAAGCAGAAGCTTTGAAATATAGACCATAGCAAGGGGGGTAAAGTATGGTAGTCGCAGGATATCCAGTTATTTATTTTAAAAACTATGATTATATGCGACTATTCAATGGTGATTTTATCCGGAGATCCAATGCAGGTCATTATCTAGGTGTCTATGAAAAAATAATAACTGTTGATACAGAAACTTTTGTCTATCTTAACAAAAACATTGGCTTTGTCACGGATTGGACAATCACGATAGAGGATGATTGTTGTATTTACGGCAACCATGTTTCTGATCTGATTGATACGATCGACAGGATTTGCACAACTTTACATGCTGACGATAGCCACCTTGTAAGATTTTTCATTCATAACTTTCCATATGACTATGTTTTTCTTCGTAACCATTTTTTCCAAAAGTGGGGGAATCCTGATAAATCACTGGCTGCTAAGACACATAAATATATTTTTATGAAATGGACAGGACAAGGCATTGAGTTCCGTGATAGTCTCATCTTGACACAAAGATCACTTGAGAAGCTTTGTAAAGACATGGGAACAACTGAAAAAGCTGTCGGAACATGGGACTATAAGAAATTCCGAACGCCAGCAAGTCCACGTACAGCAAAAGAAATAGCCTATGTCTGTACGGATACAATCAGTCTATGCAAGGCATTACGCAAATACATAGATCAGCGAGGATTTAACGTGGCGAACTGTCCGCTGACCAATACGGGCTTTATCCGGACGAACGCCCGCAGGAGAGCAAGAAAAGACAAGAAATGGAAAAAGCAATTTGAGAAAATGGCTCTGACGTTGGAGCAATACGATCAAATGCTTGACTGCTATCATGGTGGCTATACGCATGCTAATAGGTATTATGTGAATCAATTAATAAAAGGGACTGTTGAATGTTATGATTTTGCAAGCTCATACATAGCCTGGATGTGCTATTGTAAGTTTCCTATGTCGAATTTTTGTTATACAAATAATATAACATTAAAAGACATTATGGATTTGAAAGATGATTATGCTTTTTCTGGTTATATCAGATTAAAGAATCTGAGACTGAAAAAAGACTGTCCTATGCCCCCGCTGTCTTTTTCAAAAGCAAAAGTTTGTGTTTTTCCAGAAGCCAAAAGCAAAAAAGAACAGTTTCATGATAATCTGGATAACGGAAAGATCGTCAACGCTGATCTTGTCATCTATCCATTTACGGATCCAGATTTAGAAGTAATCCTGTCAAGCTATGATTATGAATGGGCTGACGTGTCAAAAGTAATGAGAGCTACAAAAGACTACTTGCCGGAGTGGTTTACTGATTACTTGATGGAATTGTTTTTTAAAAAATGCACCCTTAAATGTTTGGACGAAGCAAACTACATGATATCAAAGGGGGAGCTAAATGGCATGTACGGCATGACGGTTCAGAGAATCATTCAAATCTTATGTACAGAGCTTATGGAGTCAGGAGAGTGGGAAGCAAAAGAACCAGAGGACAGGGAAAAAGAGCTTGAAAAGTTCTATCGGAACAAGAACAACTTCATGCCCTACCAGTGGGGGGTATGGATCACAGCGTATGCACAAGCTTATCTGTTCCAGCTGGGTTTCTGCTGCCGGAGGTGGTTATATTCAGACACAGATTCAGTAAAGGGAACAGACTGGGATCATGATAAACTGGATGAGTTTAATCAGTCAATCGTTGAAATGTCACAAAAAAGAAACATTGGAGTAGTTGATTATAATGGAAAAACTTTCCGGTTGGGAATTGCTGAGTTTGACGGGATCTATTCTGAGTTTATAACAATGGGAAGCAAGCGTTATTGCTACCGATTGAAAAAGGATGCATCCTTGCATCTGACGGTCGCAGGAGTTCCAAAAGAGGGTATTTACTGTTTGAATGACGATATAACAAATTTTCGAAAAGGGTTTATTTTCAAAAATGATTTGACATTCCGCAGGAACTACCGCAGAGCGAATGATTGGCAGGATCCAAAATGGAAGATGAAAACAGAGTATCTTTTCCATGACGGAATCAATGAAATGAATATTGATGGATGCAAGATTGAATATGGTTGTGCCATCCGGTTAACAGATACAGAATATGAATTAGATCATACAATCCCATACGATAAAGAAACAGGATTACCCTTGCCGTTTGAAATAGAAGATACCGTGTACGGATAAAATGTTATAAATCTGTAATAGTTTTTTAACATAAATAAGTTACAATATAGACAGGAGGTGAAAAAACCATGAAAAAATTCTGGAAAGAAAATAAAGAAGATATTGAAACGCTTTTCTGGACTTGTGTTACTTTTGCTTGCATGTTTGCAAGCTGTCAAGTATGGTTACTGTTAGTGGATTAAAGGGGGGGTAAATCATGAAAAAAAGTTGTTGAAGTGGCTGAGATTAAAAAGAAAATTGAAAAATTAATAAACTCAGCAAATGAAGATTTTAAGAAAGGTTTAAATAATTTATATGACTTGAAAATCTATGTGGCAAAATTAATGTTTTCCTATTTAGAAGATCTAATATGTGAACCAGAAACATGGGAAGAAGATATGTTTCGTCTGAATGAGTGGATGGATTCATTAAGACATTAAGGAGGTGAGAAAATTGATTGACATGTCGGAGATCTATGAAACATTGCGAACAAGCAGCCTGCGAAGAGTAACTTACGAAGATGATGAAATTAGTATTGTAGCTTATAAGGTTGGAAAAATCATTAGAATTGATGTAAGGGAGGTAATAAGATGAATACAATATACAAATTGTATGATGCGTTACTTACTATAAAAGAGTATTGTGTATCAAACAATACATGCAAGGATTGTCCACTCATTGATAGTGATGATTGTTGCATTTTTACAACAGATAGAGCACCATGTGATTGGAAACCGGTTAAGCCAACAATAATTAAATAAAGGAGATAAACTAATATGTTAAAATCAAACGTAAAAATTACTTGCAAACCTTATTCTGGTACCTCAAATACAAAAGCTTTTATTGATTTGACAGTGGATGACACACTGGTAATTAAAGGGCTGACGTTGGTTGAGGGAAAAAAAGGTCTTTTCCTGTCATTCCCGAGCAAAAAGGGAAAAGACAAAAAATACTATAATTCAATATATTCACTCGATAAAGAATGGAAACAGCTTTTGCAGGATGCCTGCATCAAAAAATACAACGAGTGCAATCAGACTTCACAGTCTGCATCCTCCGGAGGTGGATTTCAATAATGAACATCTACGATAGAAATGGTTGGCTGGACTTTCCAAAGATCATCAAGATTGCCGATAAAAATAAGATTAACTTCATTTTCATCATTGGTGCACGTAGAACCGGAAAAACATATGGAATTTTCCAACACTTCGTTAATGATGTTTTTTCCAAAAATGAGAAGATCATCTACATGAGACGTACAAAAGAGCAGCTAAAAAAAGTTTTTATTCCGGAGTTTGATCCATGGCTGGACATAAACAAAGATATGAACAGGTTTTTTCATTTTGAAAAGCCCAGAGGTGAATACGGACGTATTAAGATTGTAGAGCAGGTTGAGGAAGAGGAAGTATATAGAGGTGAGGCATTCTGTCTCACCTCAATGCATAACAACCGTGGATTCTCTGGATCTGATTTCTCTGAGGGGTTTTATGATGAGTTCATCCCGGAGAAGATCGCTAAGTCAATCAGTGGGGAGGATGATGCTTTTCTGAATGCTGTTGAGACCATATCGGCAAACAGAGAATTGCAAGGAAAGAAGCCATTCCGCTGGTGGCTTGCTTCCAACTCAAACACATTAGATAATGCAATTGTGCAAGCTTTTGGATTGCTGCCAATATTGGAACGAATGAAAAAGAACAAGCAGGAGTTTTCCATGCTAAAAGAGAGAGGAATCATCTTGCTTTTGATTAACGATTCCCCGATTTCAGAAAAGAAGAAAGATACTGCGTTGTATCGTGCTTTATCATGCGATACTGACTTTGCAAAGATGGCTTTATCGAATGAATTTGCATATGATGATGTCTCGGCTGTCAGATCAGAGGACATTAGGCAATACAAGCTAATTTGTGTGATCGGAAAAGTGGCCATTTACGAACACAAGTCAAAAGCACACTTGTATGTTTCTGATCATATTTCTGGCACTTGTAAAAATGTTTTTAAAGACAGCCGGCATGGAAAAGATCAGTTTAGATGCTTTTATAGCTGGATTGACAGCTATCGTCTGACAAATCGAATCAGTTACCAGAATATTTCTGTAAAATTTTATATTGACAAACTATTTTGAAACAAGTATATTAGAGCTAGGTCAGAGTGGCTACATCGACCGCCGGAAGCGGATTGCCGTGGGATGATTACCCAGAAGCTCTGACCTATTTAATTTTACTTCCGGCAGAAAAGGAGAGATAAAATGAAAGTAGATCAGATTTTAGAACTTGGTAAACTTGGATTCTCAAAAAATGAGATCATTGGGATTCTGAACACTCAGAACATGACTGGGCTTAATCAGATCACAAGCCCACAGGCTACAGAACAGATTCAGAATCTGGGGCAGCAGGTTACAAATACTCCACTGAATCTGACAGCACAGACAGGACAGGATGCAACCAATACAGCCCTGCTTACAGCCATCAATACGTTGACTGCTACGTTACAGGCTGGGAACCTGTCAGCATCTGGAAAAAGTGTAAATAGCCCACGTACTTCTGAGAATGTGGCAGAAGATCTCATGAAGCTTATGAATTAAGGAGGTGTAAATAATATGGCGAACAGTTTAGTTGTGCAGGACGCCTATCCTATCATTAATGAATTGTACAAAATGGCTACTGGTCGTGAAAATCTTAAAGCAATAGACACAAGCTCTTTTGTTGCAGTTGGTGAAACCATGTTGCGGACAGGTGTAGAGCCAACACTGAAAGCACTCAGTCAGTGGTGTGGAAAAACGTATTTTGAAATGGAAAAATACAGATCTGGTGTGTTCCGCTCAATCATTGAGGATAATGAACGATGGGGAGCTATCATACGTGAGATCATCACATTGCCAAACGATGCGGAGGCATCGCAGGATTGGAATACAGATCTGAACGAAAACCAGCTTGCCAACGGTCAGTCTGTAGACATGTACAAGATTAATGCTCCAAAAGTGGTGGAGTTGAAATTCTACGGAAGCAAGGTTTTACAGTCTCATCTTACACGTTTTCGGGATCAGCTGGCACTTGCTTTTTCCAATGAAGCAGAGTTTCTGATGTTTGTAAGTAGCTATATGACAGCTTATTACAATGACATTGAATCCAGAAATGAAGCAAAACGCAGACTGACGGTGCTTAACTTCATGGCAGGCATTTCCTCCATTGGAACAAATGAAGTGGATCTGGTAAAAGCTTACAATACAGAGTATGGAACAGAACTCACACGTAAGCAGCTTTTAAGTCCTGAACATCATAAAGATTTCATGGCTTTTGTAGTATCAAGAGTTAAGAAAGATTCAAAGAAGATGCAGGACAGAACCACAAAGTATCATATGAATCTGACTGGAAAGGACATCTTGCGATTCACAAGACCAGAGAATCAGAAGTTGCTTATGTACACTGATTTTTGGATTGACAGCGAAACGCAGGTACTTCCGGAGGTATTTAATGATAAATATTTGAAAATTGGTGACATGGAGCTTGTAAACGGCTGGCAGGAGTTCGACAGCCCGGCTATCAATATCACACCGAACATCATTGATGCTGACGGAGTTTCAAAGACAGCCACTACAGCTGTAAGCCTGCCATATGTACTCGGTTTGCTTTACGATCGTAGAGCTATGGGCGTAAATAATCAATGGATGTACTCAGCGACTACACCATTCAATGCAGCTGGTGGCTACTACAACATCTATGACCATTACCGTTTTAATGCATGGAATAATTTTACGCACAATGCAATTCTTTACGTTCTGGGGGAGGGTGTATAATGATTTATTTTGACGTAACAGTTTCTGAACCTACTATAATTCCGTTAGATGATACAGTAGGCATAAAAAGGATTGTGATTTTAAATAATGGGGATACTAACTCTGCTACCGGCTTAATGTTAACTGATAATAGTCTTGTTTTATTGGCAAAAACAGAGCTTGTTGATTTTACTTTTCCCGAAACCCCGTACGGATATCCTGCCCCATCATGTTTCTTTATTTCTGTTATTGGTAATAGTACAGCTCTTGTTATGATAGAAACAAGCCCATTTGTAAATGTCAACTATTTTGAAAAAAGGGAGGTTAAATAGAAATAATGGATACTTTTCTAACTGTTCTGGGAAACTATGCTTTTCCGATCGTATGCTGTTGTGTTATGGCCTACTTTGTAAAATACATGTACGATCAGACCAATCAGAGAGTTGATAAACTCAACGAAGAACATAAAAACGAAGTTGATACACTTTCTGATGTTATCAAAAACAACACACTTGCTATTGAAAAAATGAACTCGTTAATTGAACACTTAGAAAAATAGGGATGATAACATGACAGCGAACGAACTTGTTGAAAATGCAAAGGAATTATTTGGAGTTAGATATGTGTGGGGTGGTTCAACCCCCACACAGGGACTTGATTGTTCCGGATTGCTTTATTGGATACAAAAGATGGCAGGATCAGAAGTTGGTAGATTGACTGCATCCAGTTATTCCAAAATTGGAACAAAGATTCCAATTGGGCAGCAAAAAGTAGGTGATTTTCTATTTTTTGGAACTCCAGTTACTCACTGCGCCATTTTTATTGGCAATGGCTATATGATTGAAAGCAGGGGAGGCAGAAAAAACACACCCTACAACCCTGGTATTGGGGTGGTCAAAAGCCTTGTCACTCGTAGGTCTGACTTATCCTGCATCCGCAGAGTATGGGATGAAAAAAGCCCATCTTATGAAATAGGTAGAACCTATACTACTGTCGTAGATCACTTGCATGTACGCTATTCAGTATGGGGGCAGATCAAAGAGTATGCACAGTTAACACGGGACGGAATGAAACATGCCTATCCTGATGGATGCTTGAAAAAAGGAACTGCGGTCACGATAAAAGATATCAAAAAGGATGAGACCGGAGCAACGTGGGTACGGATTCCATCTGGCTGGATATGTGCAATTACAGCAAAAGGTGAGGTATATGTAAAATGACAGATATTATTTTATTTCATTTTTCCAAACGAAAAAACAGTACCAAAAGACCAACAGGACAGGGGACAACCGTCCCCTGTCTTTTAAAATCAAACACTACTTTTCAGAATCCAGTGTTTAAATTAAAATTATCATTAGATAATGCATTGCAATACAACTATTTACAATGGGCCGACCATTACTATTTTATCAATTCGACGGTGTCATTAAATAATGACATGGTTGAGATCTCAGCGAGTGAGGATATGTTAGCTACCTACCGGACAGAGATCAGCAACTATACATGCTTTATTGAGCGTTCTGCTAAGCAGAATACGCTTGCAAATGATTCCATGTATATCCCTACAAATGAATGGGTAAGTCAGCCCACGATCGTAGGGCAGCCGATAAATACATTTGTGAATGGATATGCTAGAAACTATCTGCTGCGGACTATTTCAGTAGAGGGGATAAGCACTTATTATGTCACAGGAAGCCAATTAGATGATCTAATGGAATTTATGTACACTTATGGATCCATCCCGGATGTGATTGAGTCAGCACTTACACGTTTGCTTTTTAATCCGTTTCAATACATTGTTGACTTGAAATGGCTGCCATTCCGATTAAGCGTATTCCTTAATATTGCCGATAATATCAAACTTGGCTACTGGGACAGCAATGTAACTGCTGCATTAATTAATGATGCAACATGCACTTTTTCCTACGATTTAAGCCTTGGTAATCCCTTATATGCTGATAGTGATTTTAGATTTTACAATCCTGCTTTTTCAAAGTATAGTGTGAAGCTTCCATTTGTAGGGGTTATTCCTGTAAATCCAACAAAGACACATAAGGGTCAGTTAAAAGCCACTTATAACTTTGATGCTGTTTCTGGCATGGCTGACGTTTGGCTTACTTCCGGATCAGATGAATATGCACACTTTCAATGTCAGCTTGCCGTCCCAATACAAATTGGATATGCTACAACAAACATTGGCCAGCTTACGACAAGCTTGATAGATACAGCCACAAGTGCTGTCACAATGAATCCAATTAAGGCAACCACAAGCATTGTAGATGCATTTCAAAGTGTTACAGCCCCAGAGCCCAACATGGTAGGTACAGTTGGCAATATTTCATCAATACTCAATAACATGGATGCAAACAGTATCTGCTATGCCTGCACAAGCATAGATCCAGATGGCACAAGTGAGGGTTATATAGATGGTACTGTCCGCAGTATTTCTGCACTGAGTGGTTTTGTAAAATGCAGAAATGCATCTATACAGATTGCAGGATTCGAGGGAGATCAAGAACAGGTGAACAGCTACCTAAATAATGGATTTTATTTTGAATAAAAGGAGGAAAGAAAACATGTGGACACCGGTTAATTTTGACAAGATCAACATCTGCACAAATTATTTCCAACCATCCGGAATCAAAGTCAACAGCTTATATACTGATACATTTGATAGGATGCTTTACGAGAGGGTATGTTCTATTCTTGACATCACATACAATGGAAGCATTGATATTGACTATTTCAAATATTGCCTGCTTTTTGGGGGGTATATTTGCATCACAAAGACAGATCTTTATGGATTGATCGCACAGTATCCAACGCTGACAGGCTACAATATTTACTTTAAACCAACGACAGCAAGCATACATACGTATGCAAGCAACGCTGTAATTGACATGGAAGACATGGAGATCGGAAAAGACTGTTCTGTCATCTATCTCAGACCAACTTTCTGCGGAATTGGAGATATCATCGGGTTTTACAGCTACAAACTGGCACTTGTAGCATCTGCCCTTGATATGAATGTGTTTAATTCAAAACTTGCTTTTCTGATAGCTGCGAAAAACAAAGCAGCAGCTCAGACGCTGAAAAAAATTTATGAAAGTATACAGGCTGGTAACCCAGTTGAGGCTTTTGATGTATCCATAAAAACAGAAGACAGACAGGGAAGCAAGCAGGATGCGTGGGAGACATTCAACAAAGATTTGAAGCAGAACTTCATTACACCGGAGCTGATTGAAGTGTTCGAGAAACTTTTGGATCAGTTCGACACGGAAGTAGGAATTCCCTCTGTCGGATCCGATAAAAAAGAACGTCTGAATGTGCTTGAGACAAGCAAAAATGATGCAGAATCAGTAACACGGCTTACGACATGGCTTGAGACAATGCAAGCAGGGGTTGACATGACAAACAGACTTTATCCGGAGATGAATCTGTCAATCAAGATCAGAAGCTATGAAACTGCGGAGGTGAAAACTTATGGGACTTTATAAGATAACGATAGCAGGGCTTTACGAATGGAATAATACTCTGTTTGACAAGATGGAATTCCCAGAATCAGCAGACAAGCAGAATTTTATTGATTGCTTGCTTCTATCCTATGGAGATTGCGAACCACTTTATCCTGACTGGGAGTTTATGCATGATAGTGCTATTCCTGCATGGAGTAGAAAATGGAAAAGTAGCATTGACAAGGTTTATAAAGTGTTAGACTTACTTAACTATGAACCAATTGAAAACTATGACCGCTATGAAGAATGGACAGATAGCCCCGATCTGACACGGACAAGTCAAAGCTCCGGGCAGGATATAAACAGGGCAGAAGCAGGACAGGGAACCACTACGACCAACTCTGGGGCAGATACAGCTACCAATGAAGTAAGTGCTTTTAATGATGCAAGCTACAGCCCGAACGAAAAAACGACAACGGAGTATGGTGGCAGTACAACAGTGCAAAGTTATGGAGAAAACAAAAATACGTTTGAATACGGAAAAGGTGAAACAAGCAGAGAGACAGGACAGAATAAGCACTCTGGGCGTATTCATGGCAACATTGGGGTTACTACCTCTCAGCAGATGATCCAGTCAGAGCTTGAGTTACGGATACAAAGCTTTATTGATTACTGTACTGGGCTATTTGCACAGGATCTGCTTTTATTAATTTATTAAGGAGGAATAAATTATGTTTTTCAGATACCCACATAGTGGATCACACGAAATGAACTTAGACTGGCTGCTTAAAGTTGGCAAACAGGCTGACAAAGACCACGAAGAGTGGACACACATTAAAGACACTGCTCAGACAATGATTGATGATGCAATCCAGAAAAGCCTGGATGATGGAGAGATCGGAAAAGTAGTAAATGATGCCACTACAAAAGTAATCACAGAACAGATTGACCCATTAAAAGAACAGGTTGGAACAAATAGAACTGAGATCGCAAAGTTACAAAAAAGAGAAGGACTTTTTGACCATTCTGGGAAAACCATCATCATCGGAGATAGCTACACCGTTGGTTATACACCAGATGGGAATATAACACCGTGGACTACTAACTTTATCAAGTACACAGGGCTTGAGGATGTCACAATCTCCGCAAATGGGGGGGCTTCTTTCTCAACAGCTAATAATTCATTCCTTATGCTTTTAAATGATGTACCCCCTTCTAATGAGGTCAAACAGATCCTTGTTGTAGGTGGATTTAATGAGTTTGGAAGCTACTCAGAAATTGAAAATGCAATCAATGCTTTTATGGGAGTGGCAGAAGTGAGATTTCCGAATGCAAAAGTATTTTCCGCTATGGTAGCATGGTCAGTAGATCGGACGGATGACCCAACTGTACAGAATAGGCTCAAGACTGCAAAATCCGTTTATAACAGTCAGCGTAAAAATTGGAGGTATTTGACAGGCTCAGACTATATTTTGCATGCCGACGGCTTTCTGGGTTCTGATGGCTTCCATCCAAACACAACAGGACAGGAGAGACTTGCAAGCTATCTTGCTACCGCTGTTGAAACGGGATCATGCAGTCCATCATTTTATGAAGTTATCGCCAACTTTGAAGCTGGCGACTTTACAGCTACACTAGGTTCAAGCTGGACTTTTATAAGCTCATACAATGAGAACACAAGCACTCTGATCTGGAGCAACTATGTTTGTTTCCCAAACAGCGGAACACTTACATGTGATGGCACTGAATACCGTTTGGGGCGGATTTTCTCAACTTCTTTTATTGGAGATCACAATGGCTACACATGCTATCCAACAACCGTGATCGTTAAGTCTGTCAGCGATTTCTTTCACATCCCTGCACAGCTTAATTTCCGAGGCCGACATATTTATTTAAGCTTATACGATATTTCAGATGATAAGCACAATTACCGAACTTTGACAGAGGTTACACAGGTGCAGATTCATAGAGGTTCTATTACCATGTAAATATAAAATATGATAGCCCAGCGGTATGCTGGGCTATTTTTTATACTTCTACCATGAGCTTATTCAACAGCTTTATAGTTACCTAGCAAGAATCATGCCAGTTTTACAATTATGAACGAAATATGAACGAAATATGAACAGATTGGGGAAATCTTAACAATTTATTCATAGGTTTGTCTTGCCAAGTTT